GTTGCTGATGCCAACCCTCAAGTCATCGCTCAAATGAAAGAGTTGTATGGTGTTGGCGAAGGTGAGTTAGCCGCTTATTTCCTTGACCCACAGAAGGCCACACCTTTGCTGGTTAAGCAGGCTCGAGCCTCACAGATCGCTTCTGAAGGTCTTCGTCAGGCTGGTATCACATTGACATCACAGGAAGCTGAAGCGTTAGCTACTGAACAAATCACCCAGTCTGAAGCCCAAACTGGTTTCGGCAACATCGCTCAACAACAAGAACTTCTTGGTGGTTTACCTGGTGAACAAACCAATGTGACACAGCGAGATCTTGTGGCTTCACAGTTCAACACCGATCAAGCCGCCAAGCAACGCGTTGCTACACGCAAACGTCAACGTGCTGCAGCGTTTGAAGGTGGAGGTTCCTTCGCAACTGGTCAAGCAGGAATAACTGGCATCGCTTAAGAGGTAGTTGCATTTGCAATAAACTTTCTGTTACTATACTTTTGATCCCGATGGGAAGAACCGATTAGCCGCCCCCCGAGCTAGTCGTGTACATATGGGGAGACAACAACTAAGCAGCCATCTCGCTCCTCCGGCAAGATGTGGGCTTTTACAAGGAGAGTGCCATATGTCCGAATTCGATGAATACAACGATTCAGGTGAAGAAGTCCAGGAGACACGCAATCCGTTGCGTTCTAGGATTAAAGAACTTGAAACGGAGATCAAATCGATGCGTCAACAAGCGATCGAAGCCGAACAGGCAAAGCGTGAATTAGCTTTCGTGAAGGCAGGAATTGATCCTGCTGATAGCGCAGCTAAATACTTTGTCAAAGGTTACGATGGTGAATTGACTGCCGATGCGATTAAACAAGCCGCAGTCGAAGCACGGTTGTTGTCCCCAGCACCATCAGAAGAATTGCAGGCCGAGCAGAATGCTTGGTCGCGCACTAATCAGGTGGCCGCAGGAGCAGGTTCTGCAAGTCTGATTCCAGACTTGGAAGCCCGGTTAGCCGCTGCTGATTCTGAAGCCGAGGTTCTTCAAATTCTTTCAGAGGCACGTTTTCAATAAACCCCCTCACAAAAGGAAAAATCAATCATGTCCTATACACAGGTATCATCGCTTGACCTCAACCAGACAGCCTTTGAAAAGCTCGCTTATTTCGCATTGCGTCCTGAGCTTTACTTTGACCGTTTCGCTGAAGTTGAAGCAACAAACGCCACTAACCCTGGCGCAACACACACATTCACAATCTTCCAAGACTTGGCTGTAGCTTCGTCTGCTCTTTCTGAAGTTACTGATGTAACGCCAGTTGCTTTGAGCGACTCGCAAGTTTCAGTAACAATGCAGGAATACGGTAACGCAGTTGTAACCACAGCAAAGCTTCGTGCAACATCTTTCATTGATGTTGACCCTGTAGCTGCAAACGCTGTTGGTTACAACGCTGGTATCAGCATTGACTCAGTCTGCCGTGACGTTCTCCAAGCAGGAACAAACGTCATCTACGCAACTGGTGGTGCAACCGATCCTTCAAGCCGTGCCACGGTTCAGCCTGAAGACCTTCTGTCTGCAAACGATGTCCGTAAGGTAGTCGCACAGCTTCGCAAGGCAAACGTGCCAACCATCAACGGTTCGTATGTTGCTTTCATCCACCCAGACGTGTCTTACGACTTCCGTTCAGCAACAGACGCAGCAGCATGGCGTACCCCTGCTAACTACGTCAACCCTGAAGGCATCTACAACGGTGAAATCGGAATGTTTGAAGGCGTTCGCTTCATGGAGTCATCTCGCGCTCCATTGTTCGCAAACGCTTCAGACGGATCTGGTTCATCTACCGGTGGTGGTGCAACAGTTGACGTTTACGGAACGCTGATCATGGGTCGTCAGGCTCTTGCTAAGGCTGTTTCAAGTGGTGGTGGCTACGGTTCACAGCCAACCATGGTGTACGGCCAAGTGACTGACGTTCTCAAGCGTTTCCAGCCTGTTGGTTGGAAGCACTTCGTTGGTTACGGCGTTTTCCGTCAGGAAGCACTTCGCCGCATCGAGTCAGCATCGAGCATCGGCACAAACTAATTTGGTTGTTGCTTTTTAGCAAAATACAAATGGCTCTAACCCCTGTCTTCGGACAGGGGTTTTTGCTATATTTAGTTCACCTCTATTAAAGGAATAATTATGGCTGCAAAAAAGATGGCTTCTAAAGCCCCAGCAAAAAAGATGGCTTCTAAAGCCCCAGCAAAAAAGATGGCTTCTAAGCCTGCGTCGGCTGCGGATTTTCGCAAGGCTGATCAAAAGTCAATGAAGAAGTACAACAGCACCTATGGAGCTGACACTCCTAAGCGCGCTGCTTATTCCAAGTATTCAGACGCACAAGCAACAGCTGTTCTTAAGAAGGCATTCATGGAAAATGCTGTTCGTATGAATCTTCGTGGAAATTTGGGTACACCTAAGAACTTGGCTTTGAAGGTGGACAACGTTATGGGAGATACTTTCTTTGAAGGTCAAGAAGCATCAGATATTGGTTATGATCGTGCAAACAAAATTCTTCGTCAGAACCGCGAAAAGTGGATTACTCCTTTGTACAAGGGTAGCCAAGCTGTAAACAAGCGTTATCCAAAGAAGAAGTAATGGCTACTTTTTCTACACCTACAGATGATTTTGTGGTGTGGTCTGACGATTGGGATACTGGCATTTTGTCATATCTTAAACCTGGACCTCGTGGCCGCAATGTGTGGAAATTAACTGATGGGACATTTACGGAGAATCAACCTGCATATATGAGTCAAGTTGCTCAGGCTTACTACGGTGGTCATATATATCAATTAACTGCTGACGAAGAAGCTGAGTTAACTTCTGCTGGCTATGGAGAATTTATTACGCAATGAAACATCAGGAGACACACCCTGACTTAGATGTTGAGGGTTGCTTTGCATGTCGAGTTTCGGGGATTCGTTTTGGTTCTAATCCTTCAACAACTCGTGGTGCTGAGGTAGCAAAAATTAATGAGCGCGCTAAAAGTTGGGATAAGGATATGCCGGCATACAAGCGTCTGCGTAAAAATGGTATTCAACCTAAAGGTATTGATGGTGCAGCTAACCTTGAATCTAAAGCCACATCCGTTCAACAGATTGAAACTGGCCGTCTGTAGTGAATATACAAACATGGGACGGTGTTGAAGATTTCAAGTTTGGTTACGGAGCAATGCTTGAAGGGTTTCTTTCTGCTGTTCCTCGTAATGTAAAACTTTCTGATACAGCGTCTGTGCATGTTCAAATGGGTGTGCCTCAGTCGCGTGATACTTGGTTAAAAGATCAATATCGTGCGTGTTTTACCATGTGGGAAACAGATACTCTTCCTGGTACTTTTATCAGGCACATATCTTTGTATGACCAAATCATTGTTCCTTGCCAACATAATGTTGATTTGTTTTCTCAATGGCATCCAAATGTGAGTCTTGTTCCTTTGGGTGTTGACATGCAACGTTGGTATCCAGTTGCTAATCGGAACAAGGTTTTTAGATTTCATGCTGGTGGTTCTTTGTGGCATCGGAAAGGTTTGGACATTGTGGTTCGGGCTTTTAAAAGATTGAACCTTCCTGATGCTGAATTGCATATTAAAGCTGCACCTCATGCAAAAGATGTTCCAACTAAATATCTTGGTGACAATATTGTTCTTAATCGGGATTGGATGACAATTGATCAGCAACGTGAGTGGTTCAGTAAGGCAGATGTTTTTATTGCTGCTTCGAGGGGTGAAGGTTTCGGGTTGATGCCTTTGCAGGCTATTGCTATGGGTATCCCCACAATTATTTCTGATTCAACTGGCCAGTCGCAGTTTAAACATTTGGCAACTGGTGTTATTCCTTGTGGCAAAAGCAAAGCAGAATCTGTCGGTAAGTGGGATGAACCATCTGAAGACGCGCTTATCACTTTGATGCTTGATCATTACAGGGCTAATCCAGTTGATACAGCTTTGGCTAATGTTCCTCGGGTTGCTGAGTTTTCTTGGAAAAACGCCACTAAGGAATTGATTAAGGGTTTACCTGTGGGTTATGAGATGGGTAACGCCGAGTCTGTGGTTTTGGTGCCTGAGCTAACTGTGAGGGTCAAACGCAAAGTGTCTTGCGATATAGGTAAACATCATTATAATTTTGTGCCTGGCGTAGAATACAAAATCAGCGAGGGTGTCCATCAGGTATTATTTGATGCTGGCTTACTGGAGAAAATATGACTATTGAATACCGTGGCGAAAAGTTCGCTGGATACAACAAACCTAAGAAAACACCTGATGGCAAGAAGTCCCATGCTGTTTTGGCTAAGGAAGGTTCTACCGTTAAATTGATCCGGTTTGGTCAGCAGGGTGTTACTGGTTCTCCTGATGGCAGTAAACGTAATAAAGCTTTTAAGGCTCGACATGCCCAGAATATTGCTAAGGGTAAGATGTCGGCGGCGTACTGGGCAAATAAGGTAAAGTGGTAGTTCTATGGCAGCTCCAGCAACTCAAGATCTAACCGTTACGCGTGGAGACACCGAAACAATTGTGGTTACCTTGACGACCGATGGAACTACTGCTATTGACGTTACAGGCAGAACCTACACAGCCCAGCTTCGTTCTACCCCTGATATTGCCGTCATTAGTGCGTCTTTTACTTGTACAGTCACCAACGGTGCTGGTGGGGAAGTGACATGCACAATGGCATCTACAGCCTCTGCTGAACTGTCCCCAGGTTTCTATTATTGGGACCTTCAAGAAAACGCGTCAGGCACAATTTCAACTGTCTTGGCTGGAACAGTAACTGTACTTGCTGACGTAACGAGGTAGCAATGGCTACCACTCTCGTAACTGTCGCTATCACTAGCGAACCTCTTGTTGTATACAAATCAAACAACACATATATTGTTGCGCTTGCCGACCCAAACATCCCTATTGAAGTCGGCACAAGAGTTAATGTTGTAGGGACAGGCAACGTTGGACCTCAAGGTCCGATCGGAGTGACAGGAGCAACTGGTGCTACAGGATCGCAGGGGCCAACAGGACCTATCGGTATTACTGGACCTACAGGGCCTACTGGCGCAACTGGAAATATGGGGGCAACTGGCCCTACAGGGTCTACAGGATCGACTGGACCAACCGGTGCAACTGGGGCTGTCGGAGCCACAGGACCTACTGGACCAACTGGAGCTACAGGTAGCATCGGGGCTACGGGACCTACTGGACCTACTGGTAGTACAGGCACTACTGGTTCGCAAGGTCCAACAGGACCGACAGGGGCTATAGGTGCAACAGGACCAACAGGACCAACAGGAGCAACTGGGGATACTGGAGCCGTGGGCGCGACTGGCCCCACAGGACAAACTGGGGCAGTCGGTGCTGTGGGTGCGACTGGCCCTACAGGACCAACTGGAGCCACAGGTCCGACAGGAGCTGACTCTACTGTTACAGGACCTACAGGTCCTACAGGTCCGACTGGAGCGGCTTCCTCGGTAACTGGTCCTACAGGACCTACAGGTCCTACTGGTGCCGCATCTACTGTTACTGGTCCTACTGGACCGACAGGTCCGACTGGTGCTACAGGGGATGCTTCAACAGTAACTGGACCTACAGGTCCTACTGGACCGACAGGTCCTACAGGCGCAGCATCTACGGTAACTGGGCCTACAGGTCCTACTGGTGCTAATGGTTCTTTTGCAACAACACAAACTGTAAATACGCAAACAGGAACAACGTACTCATTGGTATCGGGCGATCTCGGAAAGATGGTTACGTTGAGCAATGCTTCAGCTGTGACTGTAACTGTTGGCACTTCTCTTGGGTTTACTGCTGGTCAAAGCCTCGACCTTCTCAGTCTTGGGGCTGGTCAGGTTACTGTTGCTGCTGGTGGTGCGACCCTTACTGGAACGCCAGGGTTGAAACTTCGAACTCAATATTCAAGTGCAACTTTGTTTTGCATCGGAACCAACAGTTTTGTTCTTATTGGTGATTTGAGCGCGTAATGCCTATCCGACGTGGGGTAGTTGCTGCAAGCATTACTGAACTACCAACGGTAACTATCAATGCTGTTACTAACTTCAACCAAGACCGAGCCACGTTCAACGCCACAGTTAGTGCGAACTATCAAAGTACAACAGTTAAGTTTCAGTACAACACTACAAACAACTTTGCTTCCTATACAGAGGTAACTGCTACTGGTTCACCTGTTACTGGCCAATCTGTTGCTGTTTATTACAACGTAACTGGTTTGTCTGTTGGCACTACTTATTATGTTCGAGCTGTTATTAGTAACGGTATTGGGACAGTAACGACATCATCAACCTCGTTCACTACTTGGTCGCTAAAGACCTACACAAATACAACTGCTGGAACCGTCAACAACGCTGTGTATTTACAAACCATCACACCTACTGGTGGCTCTGCTATTACCCCATTTATTTTTAACGTCTTCTTTTGGGCTGGTGGAGGTGGAGGTGCTGGTGGTGGTGGAGGTGGTGGTGGTTACTACTACAACACAGGAAATGTTTCTGCAACATCAGCAGTTAGTTCTTATTTAAATGTAACTGTTGGTGCTGGTGGAACTGCTGGAAATACTGCTGGTCCTAATGGTGGTGCTGGTGGAAACTCAACTATTTCAGGCACTTATTTCTCAACATTAACTGCCACAGGTGGAGGTGGTGGTGGAGAAACCATCGTAGGTGATGGTGGTGCTTCAGGTTCAGGAACGAACACATCTAAAGCAGGTGGTTTGGATAGTTCTTCAACTTCAGGAAGTGGCAAAGATATTGTTTACTATTTCGCTTCAGGTGGTGGTGGAGGTGCCTTGTCTGCTGGTGACAACGGCGAATCATCAGGTCAAGGATACGGTGGTTCAGGTGGCGTAGGTGGTCAGGCTTTTGGTTACTATGGTGGCTCTGGTGGTGGAGGTTACGGAAGCGTAGCCAACGGTACTGGGAACAGAATTTTGGGTGGGGGAACAGGCGTGTATGGTTGTGGTGGCAACGTTAACTCTGCTGGCACAGCAGGTTCTTGTTATTTCCAATACTACGGACCGTGATTATGAACATTGAACCATTCAACCTAGACGTTGTAAACAAATACAATATGTTTTTTATGTTGCAAAAACTAAACGCAACATCAACGATTAACCTGTACTACCAAGAAGTAAACAACGACGTACCATTTGAAGACTGCGCGTTATTTGAAATGACAAACGGCCAAGTCCTTGTAGCGTTCCCAGAGTATTTTACCCACATCAGCAAACACAACCTTGTCGCAACAGATGGGGTCGTATCAGAAATAGTTAGCCTTCAAATTTTTGAACGCATTTACAAATACTACAAACACGGTGTAGACAGCATTGACGCTGGTGGGTTTACCTTTATGAACTCTGCGCCTGTGCCATCGTTTGACAACCAATGGCGATGTGATGCTGGACTGTACGGTGTTGAACTGTTTGCAGATCCTCTTGGCGATTCAACAATTGCTGTGCCGGATGCAGCTGATGCTTTACTTGTTTATGAACCGATATTGTCTATCAATGGTGTAGCTCATCTTGTTTATATTGAACGACAAAACAAAAACAACAAGACAGAGTTGATGAACAATTCATCCACGCCTTTTGCTACATACAGTTTAGGTGAGGCTTTGAAGTTGATTTTGGAATGGGCGCAAGTATCGCAAGCACCATTTAGCAACACGGAATCTGTAGCATTGAAGGCGTTTGAGTTTGCACAACAATTGGGAATAGAAGAAACGCTTGTGTCTAACCAGCCTGATATGCAAATTTTTGAATATCTAAAAGGCAACCCTACGGCGCGTGTTCGACCAGAAAATGTCCAACCATTGTTGCCAGCCACAGAAGTATTTATCAAAAAGAACGTGGCTCATTCTTGCTTGTCATCCCTTGTATCTATCTACCCAGATGCAGCAAACATTACGGCTGTGAAACAAGTTGAACAACAAAAACTATTGCGAGATGTAGACAATTTAAACCTCAGCGCATCGTTATTGAACGACCCAAACAATAAAGATATGGCGTTTTACTTAAAGTCACGCACAGAATTGTTTACAATTAAAGAAGAAATACTGGAAAGTATTTAACTTTCAGGAGGGGATATGAAAATAGCCGTATACACCATCGCACTCAACGAAGAACAACACGTTCAACGCTGGGCAGACTCAACAAAAGACGCAGACTATCGACTCATCCTAGACACAGGATCAACCGACCAAACAAGAGAACTAGCAATATCAAACGGTATATCGGTGATTCACAAATCATTTACACCGTGGAGATTTGATACAGCTCGAAATACGGCTCTTGATCTGTTGCCGTATGACATTGATTTTTGTATTGCTTTAGACATGGACGAGGTGTTGCAACCAGGTTGGCGACAAGCTCTCTACAATTTAGAGCCAGGAACTACGCGTCCCCGATACAAATATGTTTGGTCATGGAAAGAAGATGGTTCAGAAGGACTTGTCTATGGTGGAGACAAAATTCATCGCCGGAATAA